TTTTGCGGGGCTTTGTAGAGAATACTTATCTTACTAACTATTCTCCTAAGCTAGCAGACCCCAACGTAGTAGACTTTTCGGCACTACAAAACTTAAGGCCTAAGCAAATTATTCCTACAAACGGTAATCCGCAGGGAGCAGTTTCAGACTTGCCGCCCAGCCCCATTAGTGCAGGCACAGTACCTTTGCTGCAACACTTGCAGGTTCACAAAGAACAAGCAACAGGAATGTCAAAAGCGGCGCAAGGGCTTAATGACGAGCTATACGTTTCAGGTAACAGTGAAATGAAGTTAAGTCAGGTGATGAATGCCAGTCAAAAACGTATTCAACACATTGCTCGTAAGTTTGCAGAAGGCGGATTTAAACGTTTATGTGACGGTGTATTTAAAGCTATACGTGATAACATGGATGAAATCACCATCATGTCTGATCGTAGAGGAGAAATCCTTAACGTAGATTTAAAAAACCTACCAGAATGTATTGAGCTTGAAGTTGATGTTAACTTGGGTGAGAACTCTAATGCCAACAAAAGGGACAAGTTAATGCTGGTTGCCTCCCAATTAGTTCCTATGCTTAAGGAAGCAGGAGCAGGAAGTATGATTAAACCAGATGCTATTGCAACAATTGCTTTTGATCTTCTTAATACTCTAGACTTGAGACCGGAGAACTATTTGCGCGATCATACTACAAAAGAGTTTATTAAAGAAGCAGAACAATTACAGAAAACCTCAGCCGAACAAGAGGCTAAGATTAAAGAGATTAATAACCGTGTTGAAGAATCTAAAGCTAAACAAGCAGAAGCTAACTCTGTTTATACTAAAGTTCAAGCAGATAATTCGCTTCAAGATAACATTAGGCAAACAGCTATTGCGCTTGATCGTCACAATCAAGAATGGGCTCGCCTTAAAACTGCCGCTATTAAAGCGGAAGTTCCTCCTGAGCATTTACCAACTCCGGGAGATATGGACGAAATCATGATGAAAGCTGCTGAGATAGTTAAATCTATTGAAGCTGCCCCATCAGGTAATGATAACCAATCACTAGATGAAATGGTTAAGAAAATGGGAATTGATCCTGCTCAAGCAGCTCAAATCCTACAACAAGCTATCGGAGGAGGTGGGCAGTAGCCCCCTCTTCTACCGCACCTCTACCCGAAAGGATGATGTGTTTATAAGGTAAATTATGGAAAAGTACAGAGAATCAGGTGAGAAGAGGATGACCAAGAAGGTGCATCCTGATCGTTTATCACAAATTGCACTACAGGAAGCAGAGTTTGCTGCACACACTCGTAATAGCTTCTTTGATTCAGCCTACGGAGATATCCTAGTAGATTTCTTTATTGAGTGGCTGAAGACAGAACCTCACGAAAGTAAAAGTCGAGAGCACTTATATGCTTGTTCTATGGCGCTTGGAAGCGTTAAAGAAAAGTTAATTAGTATCGAGACTAAAGGACGTAATATTCCTATTATGGAAACGCTGGGTGAGGGCGAAAACAATGATTAGTAGCAGTAGAGAATCAATAGATAAAGTAGTGAGTAACATTGAATCTTCAATTGACTACTTTATTAACCAACATATCGCAGACATTAATGGTTCGGCTCGTATTAGAAACGACGCCAACATTGTACGGGGCCTGGTCGAATACCGAGCTGCCTTGCTTAGTCTGCAAGAAGAGTATACTCCTAAAAAGAAAAGAGGTAATCCCAACTTTGGGAAAGATAACCCTTATCTTAACAAAACGGAGGTAAATGAATAATGGCTGAAGATAATAATTCTACCCTAACGGATGACGTATTGGACAACAGCAGTTCTGAAGATCAAATGCTTGCAGACATTCTTAGTAAATCGGAAATACTCCAGGAAGCTGGTGTAGTCCCTTTGCCCGAAGAATCTCAACCTGAGCTTGAACTTGAGGACTCAGAAGACACAGGAACAGAAGAAGACCTTGAAGAGCCTGTAGAATCTGCCGAATATGAAGATGATGTTGAACCAGATAATGAAGAAGAGGAAGATAGTGAAAAGGAAGACGGAGATGCTGAGGCTACCGAAGTTGAAACTTACGCACTGGATGACTTAGAAGACATTATGGTAACCCACAAAATTGATGGTGAAGAGGTAACTCTACCACTATCAGATTGGATTGCTGGTTCTGCTACCAAACAACATCTCAGCAAACAAGGTCGTGAAATTGGGGAAGCTCGTAAATCGTTAGAGGAAGAGCGTACTCAAAAACTAGGTGAAATAGAAAACTTAGCAACAATTGTAGCAAACGAAGTTTACAGCGAAGAAATGAATCATCAGAAAAAGTATCATGATATTACCCAGAAGTTAGCAATAGCTCAGGGAGAAGGCGATACTTATGAAATTGGTGAACTTACGCAAGAACAGACTAAAGCACAAAATGATTATTGGACTGCAAGAAATAAACGAGAAGCTCTCGCTACTCAAGTAAGCCAACAAAAGCAAGCATTGCAACAACAACAATTTCAAGAATCAGTTAAATACTTTAATGATACTATCACAGATATTATTCCAGACTGGGATGATAATATTAAAGATTCCGTGCGTGAATTTGCACTGGAAGAAGGGCTACCAGAAGCTCTTATTGATGTAGTATCAGATCCTAACGTAGTAAAATTTGTAGATGAATTCCGCAGATTAAAACAAGGGATTAAAAGTGGCGCTAAAAAACGTGCCAAGATTCCTGCAAAGAAAATGCCTGCTAAGAAAGCTCCTTCACCGACTAAACGTAAACAAGATAGGGAATCAACCATTAAGGCTCGTGCATTTAAAAAAGATGCATCTACAGAAGATCAAATCGAGTTCTTAAAAAAGTTTGCTCCCACACGATAAGCCAGTATTCGGCTAATATATAGGTAAAAATAAAATGGCAACAGGACGTTACGGCACCTCCGGTGTATCAACACAAGCGGCTAACGCAGTAGGCAACCGCTTTCCTTCAGGCGCATCCAGCGCAGCAGTCTCCGAAAAAGAGGATTTGGCAAACTTCATCTCGATGATTACTCGTGATGAAACACCATTCATGTCTTCAATCGGCAAAACAAAAGCCACAGGTATCTACCACGAGTGGCAAACAGACGAGCTTAAAGCTCCTGGCAACTCTCGTGTTGCACAGGGTGCTGACTTCTCGGCAGTTACCCCTGATGGCCGCACCACTACTGGTGGTGATCACGGTACAGGTGGTGGTGTAGTACTTACAGATGCAGATCGTAATCGCTCTCGTCTCGGTAACTATACTCAAATTAACGCTAAAACAGTTGCAGTCTCCGGCACCAAGCGTGCAGTAGACCAAGCAGGTGTTGCAGACGAGTACGCATATCAGTTGAAAAAGCGTGGCACAGAAATGCGCCGCGACGTAGAAGCTGACTTGATTCACTCACTGAACGTTTCTACTCCAGGTTCTGCCGCTGCTGCAGGTACTATGGCTGGTGTATACTCTTGGGCTTCCAACGTTGTTAACGTTGCTTCCACAGATGCGGTTAACACAGCTGCTCGTATTTCCAACGCTGGTGTAACAGCTGCAGAAGCAGGTATTGGTTCAAACAACTTTTCAACAGAGTCTACAACTGCAAACGTAGGTGAGCTTGAGCTGTCACACATCGACTCTATCATGCAAACTATCTACGAAGCTGGCGGTAAAGCAACTAAAGTAATGCTTTCACCAAAGAACCGTCGTACATTCTCTTCCAAAGCAAACGCTTCTGGTTCTAACGTACGTCGTAACATTGATGAGTCAGGTAAACTACGTCAAGCAGTAGACATCTACATGTCTGATTTCGGTGACGTTATGGTTGAGCCTAACTACATCATGGGCCTTGCTGCAAACGCAACAGGAACAGGTGGTACTTCAGCTGATGAAGTATCTATCCAAGATGCCTTCGCCTTGGTATACGATCCAATGTGGTTCAAAATGGCTACTCTCCGTCCTATGCAGGAAGTTGACGTAGGCCAAAACGGTGACTCCACCGTAGGTATGTTCGTTGAAGAGACTACTCTTGAATGTTCCAACCCTAACGCTTGGGGTGTAATCGCTAACATCGGCGCTTAAACTTACTACAAGGGGGCACCTTCGGGTGTCCTCTTTTTACTAATAGGAGTAGTAAATGTTAATTAAAATTACAGCTAACGCCAATGATTTGGTTTTCAGTTCTGAAACAGCTATTGATGCAAATCAAATTGCTATCTTTCACCTTGGTGCAGAAAACCATGTGCAAGTAAATCCTACCACAAATAAAATTGAAAAAGTTTTTTAAACAAAAATGGGGTTGGACATAATGTTGCTTCCATTGGTACGATTTCAGGCACAGTATCTCGTATACAGCTAGGAAATGTAACTAACAATGGCAAGTTTCATACGGTAATAGACTCATTATAATTTATGACAGAGGAACAGCATGGCTAAATGGCAGCATACATCAATAACCGGAGACCTTACAGGACAGCTGGTTACTGATACTAATGGTGAAAATATCTGGAAAGTTGAAGGAAACATTTCAGACACTATTGAAGACGTTAAAAGGGAAAGAGAAGCAGGCAGGAATAAAAAATCACACTACCAAAAAATGTGTTCTATTCCTAACGTAATTGTATTAGAGCTTAATACTAAACATAACTTGGATATACTAGACCCGGAGTTTATGCACGACCCTGCACAGAAAAGAAGATTGGTCTATCTGTTAAAGACAGAGTACCCAGACTTACTAGTAATGACATAGGGATTTATTATGGCTACATACGTAGAATTTGTGGGATCTGGTGATTTCACTGGTGATAATGCAGGAATGATCAGGGACTGGGCTAACAGAGATGTTTCGGTTCTTTCTAACTCAGTGGTAACTCGCTGTTTCGAGTATGGAGCGGATAAGGCTTATAGAACGCTACGTGTACCTCCACTAGAAATTACTAGACTATATGATGTAAATGGGACACAAGAAGAAATAGACGACGCTGGAGCAGCAGGTGTAACTCCTGATATTACTCCCAGTGCCTTTCTTGGTTGCGGCTCCGTCTTGTCTATACGGGCACCTGTAGATCTTATAGAAATTATATATATTAGAAACGCAGATACAACTACAAAAAATTCGGGTATTGTATACAACGAAAAAGTGGACGTCAGAACATTTAATGATGGCTTTGGTCGCACTAAAGATTTTTACTTTTATACCAGAGTAGGCAATGAAATAAAACTTCATGGCAACTTTAAACGTGGAGATGTAGTAGAATTACATTACTATCGAAGACTACCCGCTCTTAACGCTACTTACTCTGGTACTTATAATAACTGGAAATCAGGATTAGGTACGCTAGATATAGGTGGAGTTGCAACAACTTACTCTGCTGCTGCAGACAAAACTGAGTCTTCCTTTAATGCCAGACTTGCAGCGGATGCTGACTACTGGGTAGGAAGTGAAGCAAGCCATTGGCTTAGAGATGAGAACGAAAGAATAATTTTATTTGGCGCACTACTTGAAGTATTTATATATTTAAACGATAATGAAGAAATACA